GCGATTGATACGCAGATCGTAAGTATTGAAACAGACGATGGTTCTATACATCCCGTCGGAGGTGTTATTATAACGGTACGGATTGAATACCAATTCACCAGAGGCACAACTTAGAGGATTTCTAAATGGCTACCACAAAAGGATCAAGCGGCGTTGTAAAACTCGCTGTAAGCGGCGGCACTGTTGCTGCTATGGGTGAGGTTCGATCCTACACCCTGACACAATCTGCTGACACAATTGAAGACACCACAATGGGTGATACTTCGCGCACCTATCAATCATCCTTGAAGACGGGCACTTTATCTGCCGAGGTCTACTGGGATGACGCCGACGCGGTTCAGCTAGTAATGGATGCTGCGGCTTCTATTATCTTTGAGGTCTACCCGACAGGCACAGGCACCGGAGAGAAGTATTACAGCGGCGGTGGTGTAGTAACGAGCAACGAAATCACTGCATCTTTCGATGGAATGGTTGAGGGTTCGTTTGAAGTACAAATCTCAGGCGCGGTAACAGAAGCAACAGCATAGGGGTAGCACATGGGTCTAGCTAAAGAGCTTAGAAACAGACGCACAGTAACCCCTCGCACGATAAGCGTTGATGCATGGGCTGACTCAGAAGGTCAGCCTTTTGTCATGTACTGCTTTCCGATTACCTGTTACGACATCAACGAGTTACAGAAGAAGCATCCCAAGTTCTTAGAGAACACGACCATCGCGGCAATGGTTGACCTGATTGTGATGAAAGCGGCGAGCGAGGATGGCGAAAAGCTATTCAAAGCTGCCGAGGATCGGGTTGATCTGATGGGCGAAGAGACTGCGGTTATATCCGCTATCGCCGAGCAAATGTTTGCCGAGATACAGTCGCCGGAGGATGCTGAAAAAAACTAATGTCCGATCCGTTGAGGATGAATTTATTATCCTTGGCTGATCGGTTACATATGAGCATTGCAGAAGCCGAGCAGATGTCGCTAAGTGAAGTAAACGAGTGGGCGGCATACTTTAAGATTTTGAGGGACAGAGATGGCTAACCAAGATGTAAGAATCAACATCAAGGCGGTTGATAAGACCAAGGCTGGCTTTTCTGGCATAACAAAAGGCTTGAAGAAGGTATCGGGCGCTGTCTTCAGCATGAAGAATGCTTTAGTCGGCGCTGTAGGTGCTGCGGGGTTTGGCGCACTTATAAAATCATCCATTAACGCTGGCGATGAGCTTGCAAAAACTGCCGATAAACTGGGCGTTACAACTCAAGCACTAGCTGGGTTGCGTCACGCTGCGGAGTTAACAGGCGTATCTACTGGCACGATGGACATGGCTTTGCAGCGATTTACGCGCAGGGCTGCGGAAGCTGCGCAGGGTACGGGCGAGGCCAAAGGCGCACTCCAAGAACTAGGTATTGACGCTGATGAGTTGGTTAGACTGCCGCTCGATCAGCAGATGAACGTAGTTGCTGAGTCTATGGCTGGCGTTAAGAACCAATCGGATAAAGTTCGGTTGGCGATGAAGCTGTTTGACTCGGAAGGTGTTGCGTTAGTTAACACGCTGGGTGGTGGTGCTGAAGCGTTACAGAAGATGACCGAAGAAGCGGAGCATCTAGGCGTAACGTTAAGCCGTACTGATACTGCGCAGATGGAAGCGGCAAACGACGCCATAACTAGGCTAAAGGCCGTATTCACTGGATTAACTAATCAACTGTCCGTAGCTTTTGCGCCAATCATCACTTTTGTGGCTGATGGCTTTAGGCAAGCGGCTTTAGATTCTAGCGATTTTGGTAATACCGGCCAGAAAGTAGCAAGTGCTGTAATTAAGGCGTTTGGGTTCGTTCGAGATATTATTCACTCGGTTCAAATCTTCTTCTTACAGGCAAAGCTGGGCGTTCTGGAGTTTGCAGATAGCATTGGCAGCAAGCTGATACCGTTCTTGCAAGGGTTTATAGACGTTTATAACAAGATTGCGCGTCTTAATCCGTTTATGGATGAGATCACTGAATCAGCCGAGCAGATAATAGGCAACTTGCCACAAGGAATTGCAGCCACTTCTGCTGAGATTGATCGACTAAAAGCGTTAAAGCCGGGAGAAGCGTTGGTCGCGGAAATGGAGCAATTCATAGCTTCTAATCGAAAAGCCGCCGAGTCTGTTGCTGAACTAAAAAACGACATCGCCCAGCTACCACCGCCAGCGGTTTCTGGCTTTGAAAAGATGGGCAAAAGCGTTACTGACTTCTTAGCCAAGATGCCGACGCTTAAAGATAACCTCGATGACATAACCAAGACCACGTTTAAGAATATGTCCGAAGGGTTAATGGGAATTGTTAAAGGCACTACATCCGTTGCTGATGCGTTTAAGCAAATGGCAGCGCAGCTAATAATGCAAGCCATCCAGTTGTTTGTTGTAGATAAGATAACAGGCGGGTTTTTATCGTTTGCTAAAGGCTTAACGGGTAAGGCGATAGGTGGCCCAGTACAAGCTGGTCAGCCCTATATGGTCGGCGAGCGTGGGCCTGAGATGTTTATTCCAAACTCATCGGGGTCGATTGTCCCTAATGACAAGATGGGCGGCGGTATTACTGTCGTGAATAATGTTAATGCGTCTGGCGCTGGCCCTGAGGTGGACTTAAAGATCCGAGCGGCTATGCAAGAAACGTCCCAGCAGACTATTCTATCAATACAAGATTTGATGCGTAGAAGGCGCTTTGTATGACCACTTATTCATTCCCGTCGATAACGCCATCAAGCAGTACGTTTGAGCTAGTTACTAATACTAGAACCTACCGATCACCGTTAACTAACGCGGTGCAGACTGTAGGGCGCAAGGGTTCGTTATGGCGAGCCACGTTGCAGTTCAACAACCTTACAGGCGCAGATCGTGCGACCATGCAAGCGTTTGTTACTAAACTAAACGGACAAGAGCATCGCTTTAATCTACACGACCACTCTTTTACCCGACGCGGCACCGGAGGCGGTACGTTACGAGTGAACGGCGCTAATCAGTCTGGCGCTAGTTTGGTATGTGATGGCGCAACAGCTAGTATTACTAACTACCTTAGAGAAGGTGACTATGTGTCGTTTGGTAACGAATTACACCTAATCACGGCAGATAGTAATTCTGATGGCTCTGGTAACGTCACGTTGTCTATTGCTCCACCGATTAGAAAGTCACCAGCAGACGATACGGCTATTGATTACACCTCGCCCGTTAGTGGCGTGTTTATGTTGGCTAGTCCTGCATCTTGGTCTAATCAGCCGGGAGTCTTTTCTAGCTTTAGCATCGAAGCAATCGAGGATGTTCTAGCGTGAGCCGTGATTTTCCGACAAATGTAGCTGCGGCGTTAATCGCTGATCACGTTGCGACGGTTACATTCGTTAAGCTAGAGTTTTCTAGTGGCACGCTATACCTGCATAACTCGATTGGTACTTACACTTGGGGCAGTCAGAACTGGCTAGGCGTTGGGGATCTCGGAGACATATCCGCGATAGAAGAAGGGGCCGAAGTTAGCCCTTACAAGATTACGTTAAGTCTTTCTGGTATCGACTCGACCATCAGTAACGCGGCGCTAAATGAAGATTACTACATGCGTCCGGTTACACTGTATATCGGTGCGCTGGATTCTGACGATGATTTATTAGCTAATCCGACTGAAGTCTGGACGGGCTTTATTGATCAGATGAACGTATCGCTAGGCGTCGAAGGCGGTGATGGCATTTCTTTAATCGCCGAGAGTGAATTAGCAAAGTTTGACCGCGCATCGAATCGTAAATATACCGACGCACATCAGCAAACCACATTCTCGGGCGACCTATTCTTCGGGTTCTTGAAAGACATAGAAGGGGCCAAGATTCAGTGGGGTAGCGCAGGCAAGGAAGGTACTGCGGGTACAGACTCAACTGGCCCAGTCAGACCGATGTATGATGAAACGCGCTAATGAAGGTACTAGCCGCACTCAATAAGTGGCAACGGCGCGAGTTCAATTACGGCGATGCCGATTGTTGTCAGTTTGCAGCTTTTATAGCCAAAGAACTAACTGGGCAGGATTACGCTGCCGATTTCCAATATAATACCGAGCAAGAAGCCGATGAGATTGTAAACGGTGATCTTAAAGGCTTGATCGTGTCGATTCTGGGTAATGAGTCAGACCAGCTTAAAGATGGCGACCCTTGTTTGATTGAGGTTCCTATCGTTGGTCAGTTAATGGGCGTAAAGCTGGGCGATAAGATTGTTGCCCTAACGCAGAAAGGGCTAATCAGAATCAGTGATCGTTATTTAGTCTGCGGTTGGAGCGTGTAGTAAATGCCTCAAATTATTCCAACATTAATTACGATTGGATCAGCGGTTACTTTAGGTGTGGCAACAGGTAGTGCTGCGGCTGCTATCGGTGCAATCGTGGCAACTGCTGCTGTTGTTGGTGGCGCAAGATTAGCAACGTCGATGATGGCACCTGATTTAACCAGCGCCATTAATGACAACTCTTTAGCTAGACAGTCCACAGTCAGAAGCACCACAGAACCACAAAAGCTAATCTATGGCGAGGCTTTGGTGTCTGGGCCGATTACGTTTGTAGGTACGGCTGGTGATAAGAACCGCGACCTATACCATCAGATTGCATTGGCTGGCCACGAAGTCCACAGCATCACTGATATTTATTTCGATGATCAGGTTATAGCTAACTCCACTATTAATTCTGGCAACGCGGCGGGTGGTAATGTCACAAGCGGCGACTTTGGCCCCATCGACAGCACTGTTATTTGTAAGATTAACAAGCACCTCGGGACATCGACCCAAGCGGCAGATGCAGACCTAGTAGCAGCGTTTAGTGAATACACTAGCGCCCACCAAGGTAAGGGGATTGCCAATATCGTAACCAAATGGATTCTAAACGATGAGTCCCAATCCGTATGGGATCAGAAACGCCCTAACAACATAAAAGCCCTAGTTAAAGGCAAGAAAGATATCTATGACCCGCGTCTGGATACATCTGCGGGGGCCAATCCTACCAATTCGAGTTATCAGGCATGGACGGACAACCCTGCGCTGTGCATAGCTGATTACTTGATGAGTTCGACCTTCGGGCTAGGTATCGCTGCCGCTAAGATTGATTGGGATGCGATAGTTACTGCGGCGAATGCTTGTGATGTAAGCGTATCAATCCCCGGCTCTACCACTGAAAAACGTTTCACGTGTAACGGTGTAATTTTTGGCACCGACCAGCACCGCCAAAACATCGACAAGATTCTTAGTGCGATGAATGGCAACCTGACCTATACATCGGGTAAATACACGGTCAGAGCGGGCGTGTACGCGGCTCCTAGCGAGTCTTTGGGCGAGGATGATCTATCTGGCCCTGTAATGGTAAAAACGTCTGTAGAACGTTCTCAGCGGTTTAACAAGATAACAGGGATGTATATAGCGCCAACTGATAACCACAAGTCGGTAGAATTCCCGCCAGTACAACTGACTGCGGCCCTACAGCGTGACAACAACGAGACGCTAGTCCGCAACATCAGCTTACCGATGACCAATACCAGCTACATGGCACAGCGTATTGCCAATAAGCTGATTCAGCTAAGTGACCAGCAGAAGGTAATCACGTTCCCAGCTAACTTATCTGGGTTGCGTGTGGCAGTAGGTGACCGAGTAAATATCACCCTTAGCGACTTGGGGTACTCAAACAAGGTATTCCGCTGCGTTGGTTGGTCGTTCTCAGAGTCCAACGCTAACGGCGTTAACTTAACGCTGATCGAGGATGACTCAGGCAGTTACGCTGACCCTGCGGTTATTGAATACTCGACGGTAAGCCCTACTGGGGTTATTACGGCTGGATTCCCCGGCGTACCCGATCCCAGTAATTTAACGGCTACGGCTGGCTTGAAGAATATCGAGCTTAACTGGACTAACCCCACTGAGACTAGCCGATTCAACGAGATTGCTGTTTACGCCTCGCCTAACTCTAGCTGGGCAAGCAAAGTAGAGATTGGTCGTGTAAGAGGTACGCAATTTATTCACGATGCCTCTAACGCCGCTGACGCGATTGTGCCGAACGACACTCGTTATTACTGGATTCGCGCATTAGCTTACGGCGCGGGTACTGGCGCAGGGATCGAGTCGGATAGAACCCCAGACAATGACACCAGTACGATTAGCGCCACCTGCGGGCGGGTTAACTGGTCAGATGTTCGAGGTTCGACAGATGCCCCCGATGACAACGCAACAGTCGGCGGTACGTTTGGCACTAATATCTATGACGGTTCTGGAAACATCGTTGGGTTTACCACTGTTCAAAACAGCGTCCTAGCACAACAGATTCTCAACGTAGAAGTCGAAGCCGGACAAGTTCTTGATTTAGAGACTGGCGCTGATGTCGATATTCAGAATCTTGGCGACGTTGCTATTTATGTCAGCGACAACTCAACGACATTACAGGGCAACATCAACACGGTTAGCACTAGCTTATCTAACCTAGAAAATACCGTTGCAGATATCACATCTGGAACATCTGATGTTTTTGTAAGCGCATCGGCACCTGTCGCGGGTGTTGGTGGTGTACCTGATCCGATACCTACGTTTAGCCGTTGGTATGACTCGGATGACAACAACCATCCCTATTACTGGACGGGCAGCGCGTGGGTTAGCTTAGAAGACCCGCGAATTGCTAGTAATGCGTCATCAATAACTAGCCTAAATGCCAATCTCAGCACCACGAATACTAATGTAACGACTGCCCAAACAACTGCGGACAGTAAAATCGTCGCATTGTTTCAAGATGATGAGCCATCAACGTCCGGCAGAACTACGGGTGACCTTTGGTTCGATACAAATGATTCCAATAAGGTCTATCGGTTTAATGGAACCGCATGGGTTTCTGCGCGTGATGCTGGCATTCAGACTGCCATCACTAACGCGGCATCAGCGCAATCTACAGCAGATGGCAAGATTGATTCGTTCTACCAAGACGATGAGCCAGCAGGATCGGTCAGCAGTCTAGGTGACCTTTGGTTTGATACCAATGACGGTAATAAGGTCTACCGATATAGCGGCAGCGCATGGGTCGCGGCGCAGGATTCACAGATAGCTACGGCGATTAGCAATGCTGCCACAGCTCAATCTACTGCCGATGGAAAGGTCACTACATTCTTTGGCGCAAGCGCCCCAACAGCAGAAGGCATTGGGGATCTTTGGTTTGATACCTCAGATAAGAACAAACTTCATCGCTGGTCTGGTAGTTCATGGGTAGAGTCACGCGATACCGACATCCCCACAGCAATTGCTAACGCGGCGACTGCTCAGGCTACCGCTGACGGTAAAATCGTTACTTTCGTACAAGATGATGCGCCTACTGCCACGGCTACGGGCGATTTGTGGATAGACAGCAACGATAACAACAAACTCTACCGCTGGTCGGGTTCGGCTTGGGTTGCTGTTAGAGATGGCGGGATTGACGCAAACACAAGCGCGATTAATGTCCTAGATACTACAGTGACTAACCTAGATGGCACTGTGACTGCTCTATCAGCGTCGAATACTACGCTGGTAAGTGACCTAAAGGTTCGCACAAAAATACAAGATGAATCCAACGACAACATCGAAACGGAGGCTAGTGCCGACGTTGAAACCGAAACGCTGGATAACGTCACGGCTGCGCTATCGACTGCCGACCAAACATTGCAGACGCAAATCACAGCGACTGATGAAACGGTAACCCAGCAATCGACCAAGCTAACTAGCCTGAGTTCGTCTTTAGATACGGTAATAGCAACCACTGGAACAAATACCACTGCTATAGCAGCTAA